ATTAATAAAATAGGGAGAGTTTTAAAAGATACGTTTACTCCAGGAACTTTAGACTATATAAATAAAAGATTAATGGCTGATAAATCAGAGCAGAAGTTTGGAGAAGGTCAAGCTAAGAATCAATATGGATTTAGTATAGCTAAAGGCGAGGTAGATAACTTAGCAGCTTTTGGATTACGTAGACAAACAGCTAATCTATCAGAAGGATTTAAGTTTAATACATCTAAACCTTTAGGTGACATGAAGAAGTCTAAACGTAGATTTAAAAATGTAATAAAAGATTATACAAATACTGATCCTAATGCTGTTGTAGAAGCTTATAAAGAATCACAATTAAAAAAGTATGAACACGCACAAAGATTAAAAACTGTACTTAGATCATATAGAAGATTAGGTATGGATGAAGGAGATATGTATAAAGCATTAACTAAAGAAGGTCTTTTATCTGATCAAGACTTCGAAGCTTTAATGATGGTAGAAAATAATATATTTATACCTGATGCTTTAACTGATGATGATATAGCACTATCAGAATTAGAAACTAAATCTCCAATAGACTATGAAAAACTAATGCAACTTTACTCTGATTTTTATGGATCAGAAATAGACTAGGAGAAGACAATGCAAGATATAATGTTATGGAATGCTATACTTACATTAGCTGTGGGTGCATTCCTATGGTGGATACGTGGTACTAATAATGATATAGATAAGCTACGTGAAGATTTAAAAGAACATGCGTTGTCTGATGCTAAGACTAGAGAGTTTATGGCTACTAATTATTCTACACGTAAAGAAGTGTTTAATGAAATAAATAAACTACTAGCAAGATTTGATAAGCTAGAAGAAAAACTAGATCGTTGGATGGAGAAACAGTAATGGCAGAAAGAGTATCTGATTTATATCCTCAAGCAGCTAAAATAATTCGTAAATATGAATCAGTAAATCAATCAGGACAACCACATATTATACCTTACTATGACAAGTTAGGTAAAAAATGGACTGTAGGTTTTGGTAGAACATTAGGTAATAAACAAACAGAAGGTTTAACTAACGATCAAATTAAAAAAAGATATGCTATGCCTAGAGAAGTAGCAGAAGCTGATATAGATAGGCAAATAGAAACTTCATTACAAGGTGTAAATCAATTATCGTCTATGCTTCCTGAAGGTGTAGAATTTAGTAAAGGAGAAATAGAAGCACTTATTCCTTTAATACAAAATGTAGGTATAACTAAAATAAAAAGTCAAGGTGTTAAAGCTATAGAAGCTTTACGCAAAGGAGATAAAAAAGAATTTAGAAAACAACTCTATGATCCTGATGAAGGTTTTGTAAAAGCAGGTGGTGCAAAACAAAGAGGTCTACAAGCTAGAAGATTAGAAGAAGGAAGTATTGCTAAAGTATATGAAGGTGGTGAGTTTGCTAGAAAATCTGGTGGTATGATTATGCGTAACTACTACGACTATGAACCAAGGAGTATCTAAATGCGTATAGGACAAGTAGCAGTATGGTTGCCCATAGCATTAACTGTAGTTGGTGCAAGTTATGGTATGATAAACTTTGTTAACAATCTTAGTGGTGTAACTACANCTACTGAAAGAGAACTAGCTATACTTAAAGAGAAAGTAAACTCTATTGATAGTAAGTATACTATAGAAGTAAAAAATATTAATGATAAATATAATACTGCTAGAGAAGAACTTGTTGTAGAGATTACACAAGTAATAGAAAGAGTAGCATTAATGGAGGGTATTGTTAGATCTTCAGAACAACAGTACTATACTCTTAAAGATACACTACAAGATCAGAAGCATGACATACAGGAGTTAAATAGACTACTTAATGGAGGGTACTGATGCCTACATGGAACAGAGGTCCTTTCTGGGTAGCTTTATTTATATTTATGATTGTTATTGCATGGTCTTTTAAAAAAGCAGAAGCTATTAATGAATATCTTAATGACTCTGGTTATCATTGTAGTAGTGGATCAGCAGAACCTTATATAGAATTACGTAAAGGACAATCAGGTAATACCTATCCAAATTCTTATACTAATAATTATGATGGAGAATCAGAAGATTATGCTATAGGATTTAGATTTAGATTTCAATTAGGATCTAGCTGTACTAAAGAATATAAAAAAATGATGCAACAAAACATGAACTTAAAGCAAGAACTAGAACTTCTAAAACTTTGTTCTCGTTATAGAGATTTAGATTTAGGTCCTAACTTTAATACTGTAAGGGAGAAATGTAAAGATGTCAGAAAAAGACAAGTTGATACTGAAGAATAATCCAGATTGTAAATGTAATGAATGTAAGTGTGAAGAAGTTAAAGAAGAAACTTTATTAACTAAACTTATTAAAGTACTGTCTACTTAAATTCACAGAGCTTAATTAGCTCCATAACTTTCTTCTTACCTAATACTTTTAATGTGTCTACTATACTAGCATTTAATCCTTCAGGTGATACGTCTACTTCTTTATCACTCTTAGCACCTCTAATACGAGACAATAATTCTAAAGCTTTAAGAGCACTATTACCATGACCATTAGCTTTAGCATATGTGTATTGACTTTCTATTTCAGAGATAACATCTACACTTGTTTCTAAAGTATTCTCTAGTTCTTCAATGCGTTGTTTAATCTCTTCACTTTGTAAATTTCTATAGCCTTGATTGTAAGCAGATGCAGAAGCATATCCTGCAGTCTTTGCAGCTTCAGTAGCATTTCTATGCAGGATATAAGCTTGTGCAAACTTTTCTTGTTTATCGTTTAATGCCATTAAATTTCTTGTTCTCTTTCTAATCTCCAGATATTCTCTTGCTTATCTTCATTTAAATCTGGATTGACATTAGGTGTAATCTTCCATAAGTTATCTCTACGATCTGTAACGTCACATCCTCCATCAACAATTTCAATATCTTCAGGTTTATCTTTATCAAAGTCTATGATGTTATCGTAGTAAGGACCTACTTGAGTTTGAAATGTATACGAGAGCATACGTTCACAGTTTTCTAAACTTAAATCTTTAGAGTAAGGTGCACTTTCAAATGTAGTACACTCCCCATGAAAACAAATGAGGAGCATAGCTACGTGAAAGATTTCCATTACTCTGCTTGTGTTACTGTAGGTGGTCCAGCTTCTTCTGGTGTATCATAAAAACCATAGTAAGCTATACCTAAACTAATTATACCTACAATTACTGCTGCTATTAAATATTTTATCATTAGAATTTAAACTCCTGTTCAAAAAAGATAACTCCATCATCATCTATGTTAGTTTCAAACTGATTNANATCTTTACCAGTTTGTCTATTCCAACCTAGTTTAAATGTGTCACCACTTTTTTGTTTATATTTACTGAATAATCTGATATGACTTTTCTCATCTTCATCCATATCAAAGTAGTACCTGTATCCTACAGACCAACCTGGAAGAGTACTTCTTATCTCTTCGTTTGCTTCTGCTTCTTTAGTTCCAGGTCCAAATATAGAACCTATTATAATAATACCTACGAGTATTGCTGCAATAATATACGCAATCTTTTTAGTTTTATCTGTGGTAACTTCAGTCTTAATCTTTTTAGCCATGATAATTCTCCTTGTAAAGTTTTAGCAGATGAGATCCACTCCCATTCTGATTCGTTATATGGAAACATGCTGTGTTATTCTCCTTTTATACATGTCCCCATTATACCTTCTTTCGTAGTAGAAGTCAAGTAAATTTTTAAATCTTTATAATCTTTCCATACATGTTTTGTTTTATCTACCCACCACTCGTGATTAAATACAGATACATGTACGTTCTCTCCTTTATATTTACCTGTAGTAAATGTTTTTAAAGCAGGTTGACAAGAGACATTTAAGAATACTGTTGAATTAGATAGACTAAATATTTCTCTAATTACCCAATCTAAATCTTCTTCAGGCACATGTTCTAATACATCAGTACATATAACTATATCACCTTTCTTCGTAGGTAGTTTACTATGTTCTGGTACACCTGGATCATAGAGTTGTAGTTCATCTACTCCTAACCATTTATGTAATGGTACATTAAAGTTAGGTATTTTTTGTTTAGGATCTATCTCTTTAAAATTTTCTTTATAAGCTATAGCTTTACCACAACCATAATCTATAATAGATTTACATTTATTAAACTTTATTATATTCCATATGTCTATAGCAAAAGGTAATATACTTATACCTCTAAACTTATCTTCTTCTTCATGTAAATGTTTATAAGCTTCTATTAATTCTAAATATTTTTCAGAAGGTTTAGGTTTCTTAGGCATTACGTAGTCATCCATTAAATGTTTCCTCAAAGGTTGGTTTTTTAGGTGATACATTCCATAGAGCAGTAACTAAAGTATCTTCACCATATAAATTTAAATTCATTTCCATAGGTGGATTATTAAAAGTTCTTTCACAATCTTGTGCCATAGCTAATAACTCACCAGTAGTCCAGAAGTATTGCTCACCTACACCTACCTTAAAGTATTTAGGTTTAGGTTCTTCATCTTCAGCACCAGTAGTTTCTTTCTGTTGTTCTTTAGTAGGTTCTTCCATACAAGAATCAAAACCAAAGAGGTCAAAGTTTCTAAAGCCCATAGTATGGAATATACCTAGAGCTCTCATAGCAGCACATGTACCACCTGTAATAAGAGTAGCACCTTGAGGTATACCTATATCAGGATTAAGAGTAACAGAATTATCCACCATCTTTTTATTTTGTTCTGCAGGATCACGTAATGATTCTGTAAATGCGTGCCATCCATATATCTCTGCACCTTTATCTATTAAGTATTCAGTAACAGAAGGATCAGTCATAGAAGCTACAAAGAATTTTGTTTTCTTCTCTATCTTTTTAAATAGTTTTTCTCTTACTACACCATGTGTACTTACACCTGTAATAGGTCTAGGATCAAGAACAATACATGCCCAAGGGAGTATACCATTCTCTATTAGTGTAGGATAAGAATGTTTAACACATACAATTTTACTATCAGGATTATTTTTTATATGTGTTTTTAATTTATTAATATTTAAATAAGGTCCACCTGATACAAGAATAACATTACCATTATGTAAAGGAAACTTACCTAGCCATGTGTCAATAAGTTTCATATTTTTTTGTATGTTATCCCTGATAAAATCTTTAGGAACACAGTCTCTAGGATGTACTACAATAGGTACGTTTAATAATTTTTTAGGTATATCAGGTACATCTTTACCATTTAATATAAGAGCAAGATGTGTATGACCACCACCACGTACTATATCTTGAGAAGGTATTACCCATCTACGTATACCTTTTTTCTTTCCTTTAGGTAAGCTATCAACAACTTTATTTGTACCATGATATTTTTCTGGTGCATTCTTTTTATCTTCATCTTCTCTAAAGAAATTATCCATAACTATAACTGGATTATGTTTTAAATTATCGTAATCACTTTTAGTAGTAGCTATACTATTACCACCACCTATTAAAACAAAGTCAGCATTTAAATCATCACGATCTTTTANTGTATCTTTAGAATTACCTTTACCTAATTNAAAAGTAAAGACTTTCTTTTTCTCCATCATCTTAGATCTAAAATCTTGTAGTCTTTTTATTACAGCAGATTGAGTATTGTGAGCTTTAAGATTAAACTCTTCATCATTTGTTTCAGATGTACCATCTTCAAATAAATCAAAACCTCTGTATAATATTTCATCTTGACTTTCAAAGGCAGCAAGAGCCATCTCAATAGCACGACCACCATTCCATGCACCTACTTCTATAATAGATTTAGGTTTGTAATGTCTAATAGTATCAGCTAATTGTTTATATCTATTAGGTATAATATCTTGAGATACTTTATCCTCTGATAAAGCTACTAATCTTTTACCTTGATCATCTCTAACACTAAGATTTTTTATATTATCTATACCTTCAAAGTGTGTAATATACTCATTGATTTGTTCAAGAGATTGTATCTTCATACCATGAGCTTTATAAATATTTAATAGTCTTTCTATCAAGAAAGAGTCATGCCATTCTCTATATTGTAGTAGCTCTCCTGAATTATAAGCACCACGTAAGTCACCAAGTAAATCAAGAGCAGGTCTTTTATTTAAATTAAAAGCAATAAAAGAACTATCAATATAAAATGTTTGATCTGGATAATTCCTAACACCTCTATAAGCTATGTCACAAGCTTCAGGCAACATGGCTAGTATATCATTAGGTACTAATCTTTTAGTAGCAAGAGAGTCAGCATCAATCCATATCAACCACCCTGCATCTTTAGATTCTTCTGCTAATTCAAAAGCTTTCTCTGTTAAAGCATATACTTTATGTGACCATCTAAGTGAATCAAGATGCCAGTTATAAGGTATCGTATTATTTTCTGTACCATTATGATCTTTATTAACTGCTAAAAAGTTTTTATAATCTTCTACATCTTCTAAAGATTTTAAATCTATATTATTAACGACATAATTTTTAGGATCAAAGTCATGGTAATAAGCTGTAAGATTCATAGAAGGTTCCCAATTATTTTTAATTGAGTTAATCAGATGATGTCCTACAGTATTATAAATAGTTTCATTAAAAGAAGTAACAAAGTTTATCTTGGTCATATCATGTAGTCCCTATCCATATTAATTATACCCTTCATCTTTAACCAATCAGCATCACTACACCATTCAACTGCATACTTACCTTCTATTGCTCCTCTTGGTCTCCAATCTTTAAACCAAGGACCACCTGTAGTAAAGTGTACATTCTTTGCATCCATATCTTCTGGTGAATGACTGTCTAACCAATTCCATTCTTCAGGTATTCTACCTATGTCTGCTTCTTTATCTGGAAGCCAACCAAAACTATGTAACCATCTACCTGTTTGTGTATTAACAACTTCAGGCGTAAGCTTTCTATTTTCTGAATGCCCACAATTAAACATCATAAGACTAGACCAATTCTTTCTGTTGTAATGATGTTGTTCTTTACCATCCATCTTTGTTTTATTCTTTGGCTCATACTTATGATGAACACAATACACAGGATAATAATCCATGTCACATAAATCAAATAGTTCATTTATATCTGCACGTAAATACATATCTGAATCCATAAACAAAGCTTTGCCTTGATACATATTTAATGCAGGTACTAAAAATCTACTGAAACTAAACTCTGTAGAGAAAGGTTTACCATCTATAATATCATAAGGTTGCCCTTTTATTATTTCAGACTTACGTGTATACACACCTATGTGTTCTAAAATATCTTTTCTTAATGGTACAATACGTATGTTCTTACCTGATATTCTTTCTATTGAAAACTTTAAAACTTCGTATGCTGTATCTTCTTTGGGATCATACCCTATATAAACTGTATTCATTTTGTCTCCATGTTATGAGGGAGTGAAAGGAAATTAAAACACTCCCTCACTTTAAGTTAGTGTATTGATATTTGTTTTGGTCTTTGTTCTTCAGGTATGTTATGTGTTAAGCTAACACCCAATACACCATCCTCAAAACTAGCATCTCCAACCTCTATATTCTCTGCAAGAGAGAAGTTTTTAGAGAAGGATCTGCGTGCTATATTCTTATGAAGATAATCTCCATTAGAACTTTTAGAATTAGACTCACCTTTTATTGTTAGTGTGTTGTCTTTTAACTGTATACTTAATTCGTCTTTCTTAAAACCTGCAACTGCAAGTTCTATTTTATAATTACTTTCTCCTTCCTTTATAATATCGTAAGGTGGATACTCATTAGTTGTTAAGTTATTGTTGCTGTGTAGAGATACTAAGTGATCCATCAGATGATCAAATCCTATAGCATATCTATTTATATTATGAAATACACTCATTGTTTATCCTTTCATTAAGCGATTAATAGAACCCATTATGGCATTCTATATTGTAATTATGACACAGTTTATTTCAAATGTCAAGAACTTTTTACAGTCTACCTACTCTATGATGCAAAGATAATAACTTTTCTTCTAGTTCTTTATTAGGAGGTGATGCATATTTTAAATAATAAGATATCACCTTTCTAATTAATTCAACATCAGNAGTAGCTATTGCAGGTTTACTTTCTTTCATTATCCTATCTCTTTCTTTGTCTGTATAATTAATCCAATTAATTATTTGTTCAGTTGTTCTATAACAACCAATACAAATATCATTCTCTAGTTTACATATACCAACACAAGGTGAACAAATTATATGTCCACCAACTCACATACACCTGCAGTACAAGCAAGTTCTTGTGAACCTTTTGTGTTATCTTCTTTCTCGAAGTCTTGTAGTTTATTCCAATCAATCTATAGGCATTTCTTTTGCTAACTTCTTATAAGTCTTCTCATCTATATCTTGATAAGGTGCTTGTTGATATGTATGATCAGAGAAAGGTAAGAAAGATACACCACTTAGGTAATCAAAGTTTTCCCAACACCATGCACCTACTGGTACCCACTCTTCTTCCTTAACACTTATAGTTACAGAAGGTTTATGTTCACACCAATGCTTGGCATA